GTATCCGTGCATTTTTCGCAGGGAAAAAACGCCTTTGTTTTAAGTTTGTGCTGAAATCAACAAATAGATGTTACCGGTGTTCGCATCGGTAACTCCCCAGAGTTCATCGCCTTCGAAGAGCGTCATTCTGAACTCGTCACCATTATCAACAATGAAACCATTGGAACTCGTGACGCCAGCACTACCGCCAAGAAAACATTGATGCTTTGCATGAATGAGAACATCCTGTCTCACATTGTCGGGAGCAACAAGTTGTTGAGCCGTTGTCGTAATCAGGATTTGCTTACTCTGAACTGCCATCGACTTCATCCTTTTCCATTGATTGATGCCTCGGTAGATTAAACCTTCTGAAATCTGCGTGATGTTCTTTCGTCATCCAGTAACGCCGCTCGTGCGGTAACTGAACTCCCGTGTGCGCCCATAGTTTATATCCGAAAGACTTGGCTCGAAGGCAAAAGAGAAGATCCTCACCGACCCATTGGCCGCCTAGTGGCATGTCTTGAAAGAATCCCCATTTTGCTTGTTGATGCACCGGATCGGCGTCTTGCCTAAAGCGTTCAAGAACTCGACGGTGAACCAAAAGGCACCCAGTTCCAGCCGCATCGATCTCAATAATCGCATCCTCTTCATAGTCATGAACCGCATAAAGGCCACCGTTCTCAGCTCTGCGGAAGATGCAGGGCACGGGTTCAGGATAGATTGCATCCTTAACTTCCCAGGCGCCATGAACGATGCCGCTCACAATCTGACGCTCTTTTGCGTCTGCGGCTGCAACGAGCTTCTTAAAACCCTCAATGGTCAGAATCTCGTCAGTATCAATCATGAGAAGCCAGTCATCTTGCGTCTGATCAAGGAAGGTAAAGGCGACTTGATTGCGAAGCCGTGAGATAACTCCGGATCCTTGCAAACTAATGAACTGACCGAGCTGCCTCTGACTTCTAGCGATGTCGAGAATGCTCGTCATAAACATCGTCGAGACTTGCCCTGGCGAGCAGATCCCAATCGTGATTTTCTCCGTATCTCGCATGATGTCCCTTAGTGATAGTTATGCTTTTTGAAGAATCTTAGCGCTTTGCACGGACTTCCGTAACGATTCTCGATATATCGCAAGCCCCAGTCCACTTGCTCGAAACCATCGGCACTCGCCAGCCATCGTGATCGACCTTGTGGAATACCAAAGTGAGATCCGTTGCGAGCGCTAGGCGACCAGCGACTTTCCTTCTCATAAAGATCAACAAGGCAGATGAACTCATCCCAGTCTTTCAAAATATTGTAGGCGTGTAGTTTGTAGTTCATCTCATGATGCTTCCAGCTCGAACCTTCGGCTTTTAATGGCAATAGAAGGCTGAGAGTAATAGCGGTAGCGGTTACGAATAAAGCTCGCCCCTGGCGTTCGGTGTGCGTTCCTCCGGTGTTTCTCAGCCGGAGGCGCTCCCGAATCGTAATCACCTTGTCAAATCGAACAATTGTGCTTTTAACAAAACCGCAGGTCAGACGGTATAAATATCTCAAAAGAGCTTCTCCTGTAAAGATGATATTTGTGGTTTTTCTTTCGGTAGATGATCTTGATTTTGAACCGTTTTTAATCGGTGGCAGTTAGCGCAAAGAGTTTGAAGATTCTCAATTTTATCATTGTTGCGATTCCCATCGATATGATCAACATCAAGTTGAGCAGGATCAACGGGAATAAAGCCGCATTTTTCGCAAAAATCTTTTTTGAATCGGCGATAATGAAAAGGTGACTCGAAGCATCTCGAACACCATTTATCCCAAAGTTTCGCTCCGTCTCTTGCTCGACCTTTTGCTCGTGTAGGCCGACCGCATCGACAAAGACCTCGGATCTTGCCACCCATTAGTCTTTAGGATAGCAACGCTCGCAAATTTCGCGATCGTGAATCCATGCTCCGCACATCAAACACCGTCTAATCTTTCGATCTTCCATAACCACTCGCTTTCAAGAGATAAATCGCATCGTCAAAAGTCATGATTGCCATAAAGTCTCCGACCGATGATTCGCCTTGTCCATCAAGTCGCATGACGACTATTCCGAGACCGGTCTCTTTTCGTCGTTTTCTAATCTGTTTGATAGCAGCCAAAGGAGAGAATCCTTTCCTCCCTTTGACTTCGAAATCAACACCGGCAACGCCAAGAATGTCGCTACCAGGAGCCGAAGCACTCGTCGCGTGAGCGGAAGCGAAGCCGTGATTAACCAAGTGTTCTGCAACCAGAATCTCAGTCTCACGGCCGCGCCTTCGTCGATGTTGAGTCATAGTGAATGAGCATAGTGCTAGTGATAGCCCTGCGCTTTGCATTCTTCGCATGTCCAGAAGATCGCTTGACCATCTCGACTAATCATCGTGCCACCGATAGCTTCTTGAGGCTTATTGCAGACATCGCAAAAAGTCCAGACAAACTCTCGTGGCTCATTCTCGCCGCCTATTGTGATTCCCGAACTATCAGGAAAGAACATGTGTAACTCACCCATGATTTATCTCCTCGGTATCTCAAAGAAGCCGTTAGGAGATTGCACCCACCATAGAGCGCCCTCTTTTAACGGCCTCCCGTCCCGTGTCTGACTGCATTTTTCGCCTTTGTTCTTGGCGATGCAGAAGCTCCCTTTCCAGGGTTTTCCGGTCTTTGATGTCCCTTCTCGGATGCTCATCACGCCATGAATGCATGACAAGTCATCCGAGACGGTTTCAGCGCCCAATGACTCTTTCAGATATTCGATCGAGTCATCCCAGAGAGGCACGCTGGCTGCCTCGACGACCGTAGGCTGCGGATCATCAGCTTCGATGCGCCCGAAGCTCGACGGAAGATCCTTAGCGGTAGCCGCCGAAGGTTTATCGTGTTGCGCTCCATGCGAAATCATGACTTGCTTCATCGATTCCTTCGAAGCGGTCTTTTGAGAACCTTTTAAGAGGATAATGGCTCTCGCACAAGCGCTCGTCGCGGTATCTTCTACATACCAGCGCTGCATATTTTTCGGGTAGTCATCACGCTTGCCACGCGCCCAATTTCGAACGGCTGGAAGCTTATCGTTCCATGTTCGATAAAGATCGCACCGAAATAACACTTCGCCATTGAGCGCATCAAAATGCTCGCGATCAATAATGATAGATCCGTCAGGATAAGTCTCCTGGAACCATCGATTCAAGCTGGCTGCATCCTCATAATCTTCAAGATTCCACGCCATCGAGTGTCCTCATTCCTTTCGCGTATTCGTGCATTTCCTTGAAAGTCCAGATCGCGTTATCCGGCTCCCATGTCTGATACTCATTGGCGCACGGCTGGCAATAGCCTCGCCGATAGCCTTTATTGACCGTTTCAGATACCGTGATCCAGACCGCCGGCATTTGCGCCCTATGGTGCCACGTTCCATCTTTAAGCTTGCCATAGCGCATCTTGCAAAAATCGCACCAGATTCGACGGTCTGAGTTTTTATAGATAGCCATCGATTGACTCTCTCAGTCCATCCTCGAACTGAATCAAGTCCGGCACCATGCCGAGATATGCAATCGCATCGATGTAGTGATCAAGCTTTCGCGGTGATTCCACCGAACGCATCACCTTGACTAAGACCATGATGTTCGCAATCTGACTCGGCTTGACTTCGATGCCAAGATAGGCGCTGACCGCAATCGAGATCCGATTGAGATTATCGTCGTAATGGCCATATTCAAGACCTCGCTTAAAGAGCAGTTCGGTCGCTGAGTCGAACAACATTTGAGGGCTTGTTCGTGTTGTCATTGAATCGTTTTCCATCTCTCCACCCCTTCCAATACCAATGCTCGGTTATGCCAGCGTATATCAGACCCAAGACGGGTATCGAAACGAGCGCGATAATCCAATAAATCGCTATGGGATCAAAACTCATAGCACTCATCGTGATTCTCTTTTCACAAAGTTCATGGGAACTGCAACCGGTTCACGATCATCGATCACGGTGTAGTGCTGGCCGTTTGGATGCTGACTAGGAGCTGCAACGACATAGCCTCGATGTTTGACATCGACACCTTGCCAAAGGGTTCCAGGGAAACGCATCGACGGATGAGCTTTGTAGTAGAGATGCAGACCATCACCCGTTTTGACGGTGTAAGTATCTGGAAAGAACTCGTTGAGCGCTCCACCACTTCGGAAGTCAATATCAATGACGACCAAGTTCGATGCGATGCAGGAGATTCCAAGATTGGCGATTGGATCGCGGTAAAACCATTCCATGATTCGATACTCGTCGGTTGTTGCATCAAGATAAGCCCGACGGATAAGATTGTGATTCGGTTCTTTGGAGCGCGGCGCGACCGGCATGACTGACCATCCGCGTCGAGCATAGGCTAAGGCTGCGTCAAGCCATGCGGAGTCTTTTGGCTCCGCTGGCGGTGCAAGAAGTTCGAGTGTCATGCTGACACCGCCGAGTTTTCGCGAGTAAGGCGATCGACCGCATTTTCTAAATGCGCGATTGCGGCTTTGATTGCCACTACGCCGCAAACTCGTGCAGCCTCATTGAAAGTCTCATTAGTATCTTCTTTAACTAGATAATAACTAGCTTTCTTGCAAGCCGCTTCGGCGTTAAAAATGTGTTTCTGCACTACCGGATCATCATTTTTTTTCATCTTAGTCCCTTTCGTAAAGCTACTGGGTTCGCTTCACTTGCACAAAAGTAACACTTATGGAGACTTTTGCAACCATTTCAGGGACTTTTTTGCAGTTTTTTATCATTTATTTTCTAACCGTCTAGTAAAGGTTGAGACTAAGGCAAAAACATGCCTAGAAGAAGATTAGAGACGTTGAGATAGCGGTTAGGATGATTCGGTCACGCAAGGCTTTTGCAAGGCTCCTAGACCCGTTAGAAGGCGTTTGAAAGGGTGTTTAGCCGTAGGTTTTGCCCTCGACGATGAAAGAACCGTCTCGCTCGATAGGAATGGCGACGGGCTGGATGCTTTTGCCTTTGATATAGATAAGGCCAAAACCCTTTTGCCAGTTGAAGGTTCCCTTTGTATAGAAGGCTTTTGACTCATCCATAAGATGCCCGACTTCAAGGCCAAAGATGCGATTCGTGATCTTGCCTCCGCTTGATGTCGTATGCCATGACACGCCGAGACGATGAGTGTGACCGCAGACGATTGAAAGCCCGTGCCTCTTACCAGCCTCCAAAGCGGTTGCTCCGGCTTGATGCTTGATTGGTTGCTCGTCCCCATGCACCATGACCGCGCTTTCATGGAACTGATAGGGCTTTCGGTGATAGGTAATGCCTAGTTCTTTCAAGCCTAAGAACTGTTCGTATTCAAGCTCTGGCAGTCCAATAAGACCAGGGAGGCGAAGGCTCATGGCTTTATATAAGCGATCTCCATGATTGGATCGACTAAGGTGCCTTACTTGCAAGTCATAAAGGATTTCACGGCATCGATCGCGGTCTTTGCCTATCGTGCCTGACCATTCGTCTCTTCCCGATGACCAACGACTGATTGTTTGAAGATCGAGTTCATCTCCGACGCAAAGAACATCATCCGGTTTATACCGTTTGATAAAGGCTGAAAGGTTGCGAATCGCCCTGGCATCCTCGAAAGGCGCCTGAATGTCGCTAATCACGACGACTCTCTTAATCTTCATCCTCATCATCTTCGTAAGGCTGAAAGACTTCTTCGTTCTCATTAAAACGAGGAATAATCGTCTCCCAAAGGCTCACAATGGTCTCTTGCGCCACCCATCGAGCTTTATCCTCGTCATATCCCTGACGTATCAAGGCAGCTTCAAGTTCGACAAAATGACACGCTATGCGATCTATGGCCGTTAAAGGGATGCGTTTATCACGCCGAGCCAATAACTCTTTTCGGCGCCGGATTCTGGCCTTCTCGGCCTTAGTGAGTCTCTTAGCCATGACACCCCCTAGCGGTGCAGATTCTATCAAGAGAGTTCGACTATTAGGCGATCTTTAAGTGTCTTTTCATGCGCTCCATAGCTTCATGAAAATCGCCCGTGAGATAGGTCTTGAACAAGTCTTGATCGTGATCCCATGTCGCTTTAGACCGACTGATTTCATACGTCTTATCGACTTCGGCTTTGTCATTAAACCAATGATTGTGAGTCATCAAGACATGCGGAGCGTAATGCGCTGATCGAAGCTCTTCTGCGATGCGTTTCCAGAAGTCATCAACGAAAAGATGAATAGTGCCTGGAATGCTAAAAAAGCCAAGAACATCAAGAAGGTTAGTCGTGGCCATGCCCTTCGTCGGAACTCGACCTTCTTGAATCCCATCATTACCCCATGAGACGCCATAGCCTTTGACTTTGAGCGGTAGCGCAAGCAAAAGATCCCATCCGTCAGTCTCGACCACGCAATCGTCATCAATCCATGTAAAGGTTGAATAACCGTCATAGAGCTTCTTCTCCACGAAAAAGTTAGTCTTGGCGCACCATGTCGTTCCATACGATGAAGGCATGACGACGGTAGTGACGCCTTCGATCGCTGGATAAAGATCTTTTTCATCTTCATCAATGATGAGTAAGAAGTTTGAAATATGACTTGTTGCTTTGAGTGATTCTAAACATTTTGTTGCTAATGCTGGCCGTCCACGACTGCCAAGCATGACGATATTTGTGATATGTCCCTGATCCATTCCTAACCTTTCCCGTGATTGTTCAGATGCTCAATAAAAAGCGTCCGAAGTTCCCTCAAATCTTTAATAACTTCGGGAGCGAAGCCATTGGATACCGGACGAGAGTTTCGTTCGGCCTTCGCAGCGAATATAGCGGCCACCCCCGATATCGCACTCGCAAAGATGACGCCGAGTGCGGTAATGATTTCGGCGTTCATGCTCCGAGCTGATCGTTCGGGTTAAGGTAGCGAAGGATTGGAGGAATGACTGCGGTAAGAGATGCGGAAAGAAGTGCCTTGCCATCCATATCGCCAGTCGCAACGTAATAGGCGAGCGCTGCGGAGATCGCAGTTCGCGACCAAGATGCGGCGAGTTGTTTAGCGGTTCTTTTTGTTCGAGCGCTTATCACGGAGATTGAGCCTTTCGATCAGTTCTTCAGCTTTTTGAGGGCTTAATATTACTTCAAAATGCATCTCATCGGCACGAACTTCATAGTCTCCACCCCATCGAAGTCCGTAATATTGGCACATTTCGCGAATGGTCTTTTCCTGAGACTTCGTAAATGTCCCTCGCTTGCCGAGCGGATGTTTTGTCGCGTTGATATCAATGGCGGTGCCGGAGGCGTGATTTGAAAGGTGGACATCCGTGCCTCGGATTGTGCGAAATGCATAACCCCAGTCATCTAGGGAACCTTTGTCAATCTTCTCAATACAATGATGAAACTCGGAGGCGAAGTTAATAAGCAAGGGAGCGACCGCTTCGGCACAAGCAAGCTTCAAAGAAGTCCCAGGCACCTTAAATGATTTGATGCCTATCTTTGATCGATCTTCTGAAGCTGGCCAGCCGTTATGACTTCGGATCATGAAAGCAAGAGCTTTGCGTCATCCTCGGTAATCCCTAACTTCGCTAAGAGTTCAGCCTTCTTGGCGGCCCTGAGTGCTTCTTCAGCCTTACGCTCTTTCTCAGCCGCTTCAAACGCTTTGGCATCAGCCTCACGTTGAGCAAGTTCTTCCTCGGTGAGTTCGACTTCCTCGACCACTCCAGTTGAGCAATCGACTACTAGCTTTGTGGTCATGTTATCTCCTTATGATTTCGATATGCCGTAAAGGGTAGCGGTGGAATATTGCACCAAATTTCCTGAACCTGAAGTAAAAGTGAGCGAAGTGATTGCCGAAGTTTGTGACCATAATCCAGCCGTCATTCTAAGATTGTTGTTTGTAGAACTATTATTTTCAGTCACCGAATCAACACTTAAACTTTTATTCGTGGAACCAGCATAGTTTGGAACATAGATCTCAACATTGTTAAAAGTTGATGTGGTTACTGCGTCACCCGGAATGGTTCCGATGGCTGCCGTAGTTCCATTGGTTGATTCCGCCGTCGTGCCTCCAATAGCGTTTAACGTTCTAAAAGTTCTGTTTGTGCTAACTCCATTTATGTTCATCAAAAAATTGGTTGATTGTGCTGTGCCACCCACTTCGTTAGACCTTACTGAAAGTTTTACCAGTAAATCCGTGTAAGTCGAAGGGATGCTCGTAAACTCAATATTAGCAGC